GCGGAAGAGGTGGTCGACGCCCCGGTAGTCCTCGGCCGGCACGCCGTAGGCGATCTCGTGCGCGGAGTAGCCCCGCCGCTGGCCCTCCCGGAGCTGCGCCCGCAGGGCGGAGCGGGTGGCGGCGGTGATGAGCACCACCCGCTCCGCCGACTCGGCCAGGAGGGCCCGCGTCGCCGCGTCGTCCAGCCGGAACCCCTCGGCGTCGACGCCCAGGAAGGGGGCCAGCGCGGAGCCCACCGCCTCGTGGGCGGCCGCGAGCATCCCCAGATACCGGGGGTCGAGGATGGCGGCGAGCGCCTCCTGCTCCGCCTCGTCGTCGTAGACGTCCTCGAGGCGCATTACTTCTTCTTCCGCTTCCGGTAGCCGCCTTTGGGCTTGCGGGCCCACTTACGCAGGTGGCTGACGCTCATCCCCGTCCGGGTCTTCTTCCCCGCCCGGGCCCGGGCCAGCTCCGCCCCCATGAAGCGTTGCTGTTTCTTCGTCCTCGCCGGCATCGTCCTTCCTCCCCCCGATGGGGTAGTTGTGCGGCCACCCGCTCGCGTTGAGCCGGGCCAGCGAGCGCCCCACGTCGTCCGCCGCCGCACGCCATTCCTCTGCCGTCCACGTCCTCGGGTCAGCCGGGCGCTCCGGTTCGCTCATCACCCCTCCCGCAGCACGGCGTCCACGACCCGGCGGTGCTGGGCGGCGAAGTACGCCTCCAGCGCCCGCCGCAGGCCGGGTTGGGCCATCGCCGTCACCGCGTCCAGCATGGCCGGCAGGGCCGGGACGGCGACCGCCTTCGTCTCCAACTCGGTCAGCGCCTTTTCCGCACCGTCCGCCGGCGCAGGGAGGCGCCGCTGCCCCGCCTGGCCGTCCGGCAGGGCCCCCCGCCCGGCGCCGGGCAGCGGTTCGGGGGGCGCGGGCGGGGCGAGCTCGTCGCCGCCCTCCACCGGGGGCAGCCCCACGTCCTGGCGGGCCTCGTTGACGGTGATCCACTTGTGCTGCACGCCCAGGTCGAGCCGGGCGTACTTCTTGTCCTCGTCCTCCTGCAGGGCGCGGACGTCGGTCAGGTCGAACTTGCAGAAGGTGCGCCGGTTGGTGTCGAAGTCCGGCAGCAGCTGGAGGTTGACCGTGCCGGCGTCGTCGTTCCACAGCGGCACCAGCTTCGTCTCGGTGAACATCTCCCGGGCCTCGCGGACGTTGCTGTACGTGCTGCGGTCGAGCCCGGCGCCCAGGCCGGCGACGATGGCCGGCACGCCCATGACGGCGGAGATGCGCTCCTCGGGCACCCGGTGCAGGGCCTTGAGGTCGAGCTGCTCCGGGGAGAAGCCGAACTGGGCGGCGGTGGCGCCGTTGTTGAGCACGCCCACCGTGCCCCGGCTATCGCCGCTGAAGCGGGTGGCGATGTTCTGCTTGAGCCGGTCGGCGTCCTCCTGGGAGAGCGTGCGGTCGGGGGTGGTGACGATCAGGCCGGGCACCGCGAAGTTGGCCAGCAGGGCCAGCATGAAGCGCGTCGTCTCGTCGTCGCTCGCCACCTCCTGCAGCAGGCGCCGCAGGGGCGAGCAGCCCAGCCGGTGGTCGGCGTCCTCCACGCCAAGGCGGAAGTGGATCACGTCCTCCGGGCGCAGCCGGCGCCGCTGGCCCGGCTCCGTCTCGTACTCGTACCAGGAGATGAACACGCCCCGGCGCCGATCCTCCGGGGTGGTGATCGGCTGCACCCGGGTGGGGGACAGCGGCCAGAGCTCCACCACGTTACCCGCCGCCGGGTCGCCGGCGCGCACCTTCTCCAGGTAGGCGTTGCCGTGGACGTGCTTGGCGAACTCCACCCAGTACCACAGCTCCGAGACGGAGTGGTACGGGTTGGGGCGCTCCAGAAGTCCCTGCAGCGGGTGCTCCGGCAGGAACCTGGGCTCGCCCGCGGTCTGCCGGCGGAAGACCCGCAGGGGGGGCTCGGGGAACGCGGTGCAGATCACGTTCAGGCAGGCGAAGACGGCGCTGTTGGCGGCGGCCCCGGCGCTGCTGGGCGCCGCCGGCACCCAGGTGGCGTCGGAGTTCGGCAGGAACCGCTGGTAGAGGCCCGGCCCCGGCTGCGGGGGCACCCCCGGCCAGAACGGCGGGAGTTCCTTCTGCTGGGCGGGGGCCACCCCGGCCCGCGGCGGCAGCGGGAGGGCTTTGGTGGCTGCGGCCAGCAGGATGCCGGCGGCGACCGGGTCGCGGCGCCAGTCGGGGGGCAGCAGGCTGTTCGTCATCTCCGTCCTTCTCGTTGCCCCCGCTAGTAGAACCGCGTCGGCTCGACGGCGGCCCCGCTCCAGGCCAGCGCGAGGGCCATGACGCAGTCGTCGTGGACGCCCTCGGGGGCACTGTACCGCAGGGTGCCGCTGGGCAGGCGCTCGGCCTGAAAGGCCAGCAGCTCGTTGAGCAGGTCGGGGTCGTCCAGTACCCGCAGCTCCTCCCGCTCGAAGGCCAGGGCCAGGGCGTCGATGACCAGCAGCTTGCTCGCGTTCGTGGTCAGGAACGGGACGACCGGCAGGCCGAGGCGCTGCAGGTCCTCCACCAGCGGGACGCCCATGCTGTTCTGCTCCACGTAGATGGCGTCCGGCTTGAACCGCTCGTGCAGGGCCTGCAGCCGGCCCTTCTGGACGGTGTAGTCGATGCGGTTGAAGCGGTCGAGCAGCACCACCTCCCGCGTCGTCGCGTCGATCACGCAGAGCACCGTCCAGTCCACCAGCTTGCCCCAGTCCACGCCCACCACATAGCGGTGCCCCGGCACGGGTCCCTGCTGCGGCGTGGCGGTGGCCGCGTCGCGCACCTTGCGGAAGACGCCGCCCGAGTCCTCCAAAAACTCGGCGAGCCACTCCTGCCGGTACACCCGCTCCGGCACCCGCGCCTTCGCCAGCGCCGCCGCCCGGGCGATGGTGGGCATGGGGTTGGCGGTGGAGGGCGCGGTGAAGGCGGCCTGCTCGCCGTCCATCTGCGCCCGGCCCCGCTCCCACTCCCGCCAGAACCAGTTACGGCCCATCGGCGTGGAGATCAGGATGGCGTCCCCGGCGTAGTCGGCGAGGGTGGGCATCACCACCTCCGACCACGTCGCCTCGGCGATGCGGGAGGCCTCCTCGAGCACCACCAGGTGGAAGGCCTCGCCCCGCAGCCCGACGTCGCTGTCCGCGGAGTACACCCCCAGGAAGCCCGTGGTCGCCGGGAACTCCACCGTGCGGTCGGCCCGCGAGAGCAGCACGCCGCCGTCCCGCAGCAGCCCGCCCACCGACGACTCGACCCACCGCCAGATAGGGCGGGCGTTCTTGTAGGTCGGCACCACCCAGGCCACCCGGCCCCCCTCGTTGGCGGCGGCCAGGGCCACGGCGCCGGCCATCACCGTCTTGCCCCACCGGCGGCCCATGGCGATCACTTTCGTCTTCGCCGGGTGCGTGGCGATGTGCCACTGGTCGGGGCGCAGCCGGGGCAGGTAGAGGGCGCTCACCCGGTCAGCTCCGCCGGCCCCTCCCGGTCGACCGGCGCCAGCGCCCGGATGCTGTGCCGGTAGTCCACCGCCCGGATCTCCACCTCATGGCGCTGGGTCATGGGGCCGCCGTCGGGGCCGCTGTGCTCGACGCGCTGGGGGGCCGTGCCCTCCATGCGGTCGGTCAGCCAGGCGATGGCCTGCAGGTTCCCGCGGCACGCCTGTTGGACGATGACGCCGGCGATGCGCTCCTTCGCCGTAACCTTGCTGCCCGGCTCGAACGGCTTGTCCAGCTCGGCGCGGATGAACTCCGTGAGGGCCGCGCCCCGCTTCGGCCGCCCCCGCGGGTTGCCGCTTGTTCCCTTCTGGAAGGTCACTTGTTTATCAACCCGCGCGCCTGCTCCCGCAGCTGCGCCCGCCGCTCGCACAGCGGGCCGATGTTCGCCCCGCCCGGGCCCCTGGCGATCCCCTGGTCGCAGAAGTTGGCGAGGTTGGCGTCCAGGGCCTCGACCGCCTGGGCGAGGGTGCGGCCGTAGCCGGGGCAGCGGGTGAAGCCGGGCACGGTCACGATATACCACAGCTGCCCGTTGGCCTCGGCGGTGCGGCGGGTGGCGCCCAGCGCCTCGCACCAGGCGACGGCCTCGGCGTGGGTGCGCAGCCAGCGCCGGGCCCAGGCGTTGCGGAAGGTGCGCGCCTCCCGCTGGGCCAGCCGGTGCTCCGCCGCCGTCAAGCCGGGCATCCCCTGGACCACCTGCGGTGAGCATACCCCCGGGGGGTGGGCCGGGCGTCGGGCCGCCGGGCGTGCGCCAGCCCAGCGACGAGGGCGGCCTTGTGCCGGTCGCACAGCCGGTAGGTGAAGCCCAGGGCGTCGGTGTAGTTCACCGGCAGCGGGCCGAGGTACGGGTGCTGCCGGTCGGAGCCGAAGTCGCAGCAGTGCGCCGGCGGGAGGGTCAGCACCGCCCGCCCCAATGCCGGAGGCCACCCTGGCTCTCGTAGGGGTGGCTGATCGCCCACGACGCGACGTGCGCCGCCGCCCAGGCGTTGTAGACGCTCGCCCCGCCGTAGCCGGCCGCCCAGGACATGAAGCGCCACGTCCCGTCCTTGAACTGGAAGAGTCCGCGGGCGCCGCTGCCCTGGTAGTTATCCACCCATGGCAGGAACCGGGACTCGCGGCGGGCGATGTTCCACAAGCAGCGGGGCGCCACCCCGTACTCGGCGGCGGCGTGGTCGAGGGCATAGGCCACCTCAGCGGACTGGGCGCGGGTGGGCGCGCAGGAGAGGGTCACGTAGCTGGCCAGGACGGAGCCGGCGATGAAGCCGAGGGTCCAGGTGCGCCAGCTCACGGCCGGGCCTCGTCGGCGTCCGCCGCCACCAGGGTCTGGCCCATCCGCACGGCGACGTGCGACCAGTCCACCGGCAGCCCGCAGGAGTAGGTGCGCAGCGCGACCTGCAGGTGCAGCAGCGCCCCCTCCGTCCGCCGGGCGGCGCCGCAGCACGGGTCGGCCTCAGCCGGCACCACCGTCAGCCTCGGTCGGGCCTTCGTCCGCGTCGTCGGCATGGTCCCCTCCTTGTGGCTCGGTCCCTTCCCCGTGCTCACGGAGCACCGCCTCGATCCACG